GCATCGAAGTTGACGCCCTCTTGCCGTGGCCTCACTGGTTGCCGCGTCAGGACGAAGTTCGGCACATTGAACGGGAGAAGTTCCTGCTCGGTTGTGATCTTCATTGGTGTTCCTCTATGTCGGACGAACGCTTTTGCTCCGCACGCTCGTATGCCTGCCGCAAGGCGCTTTCCGGTGGTAGGTCTGAAAACTCCTTGCCTTGAAAAGTCTTCAGGCAATCGTTGTGGCCGAAAAGGCTATTGCTGCTACCGGCCACAGTGAAGGATTTGACGCGCTTGCCGAGTAGTATCTCGGTCAGGAACGGTTTGCCGCATAGGGCGCACTCACCTAAACTGCCTCCAGGTCCAGGCATGCCGAATGGCATCATCACGTCTCTCCTTCGCCCGGTGATCTACCGGGGCGCTTGTATAGCGGCGTGCAGGACAGGTTCGTTTGATCCCACACTAGATTGTCACCGCCCTTGTGGTGCTCGATCCAAGCCGCTGGCTGGTCAGCTTCAGACTGCGAGGCGCGGAGGGCGGCGATAACCGTGCGCCAGTCATCAGGCATGAAAGCAATTCCAACGCTCCTGGATTCATGCCATCTGTCCAGAAGGGCCTCGATATCTCCAGCGATTTCCTCTTTTCTCATGCCTTGCTCCTAGTGGAAACTGCGCTTCGCGCGGATCGGTCATCTTGCCCGCCTACCCTTGTAGACTGACCAAGCCACACGAACATCTGTCCACCACTGACGTAAGTATTCAATCACATATCCTCCTTAGACCGAAAGCCAAGAAATACAGGGTGGCGCGGCTTATCCTTCATGCCGACGCGCAGAAACTTAAACTTCGCTATGGCGCCGATATAATCTTCGCGCTTGTTCCAAATCTCAATGCGCAGAGCATCGTCGAAGCCAGTGCCAATATTGAATTCCATGCCCTGCCACGCCACCACGAGAGCGCCGAGACGTCCAGTGGGCACAAGATTTGCCTGATGCGAAGAGCGCTCAGCGTACCCCAGAGCATTGGTCTTGAGTTTATTGGCGTTGTGCATCAGCTCTTCGAAACCAATGATCGCAGCTTCTGAATCCTCGAAGCGCTTGAGCTTCAGCATACCTGCTTCGCGTAGAGTGCTGCGGCCGAACTTGTAGGGTTCATCAGGGTGGCGCAAGATTACACCTTCGTAGCCCTGAGCTAGAAGCAACCCTTCAAACTCTATAAGTTCAGCCAGCGATTCTACTCTCTTTTGTGGCAGAGCATGCGGTTCCTTGATGTATTTCAACCGTTGGAACAGTGGAAGATTTGGCCCCCACACATGATCAAACACATGAAAAGAGGCGCAGGGCTGGCCGTCGCGAGACATTACGCCTGACATAGTCTTTCGATATACGTCGGGCGCAAAGGCGGGGCCGACAATGAGTTCGCCATCATGATGTTCAAGATGGCAATATTCTTTCTGCACTTCAAGATTTGGAATGGGCTTGCGCGTGCGGGAGAGCAGCACTCCATTCTCTACGAAGCAGCGAATACCGTCCAGCTTGGCGCTAGCGAAGAGTGGGTACTTCCCGTAGAGATCGCGCTCTACATCCTCCACGGTGGCCGCGAGCATTGGCTTCACGCGCACTCCCTGCAAGCAGTGCAATCACATGGGCGCTCCAGAGGACGGCAGCGATTGCAATAGCAGTCCTCGCCGTGATTGTGTTGCGGCGGACGCACACGGTTGATGCGCATATGCTCCGCCAGAGATACTTCGATCTCGATCGAGCCAGTTGGCTCCGCTGGAGATAAAATGTAAGCCTTACCGTTACGAATCACGTGATTACCTCAAACTCCTCGGTCTTTCCAGTGTAAGTGCAGTCAAAAGCACCGCAACGAATTACATTGTATGGAGCTTCCACAGACTTCTGTACACCTTGATGATCGAAAGAGCTGAAGAAGGAGTACTTGGTGAACCCCAACTCAAACTGATTGCAGTTCGGGCATTGGAATTTGGGGGTCATTTCCGCTTCGCCTTGGAATTGGCAGCGTTCATGCGCGCGGCCTTAGCCTTTTCAGCCCTGATCGCCTCGCCAATATCGCGAAGCGCGGGCTGACGGTATCTGGACACGCCCATGCCGCTGAGGTGGGCGTTGTTCATCGTTGCTTGGCGACGCCTGCGACGTCCGGTTCTTGCGCTCATCGTAACTCTCCTAGAAAAAGTGAGGGGAGCCAGCACCCCGCCCCTCGGCGAGTCTAAAGGGCCTCATGGAATTTGGCTGGTTAACGGGATCCCATGAGCTGAAGCTGGCCTCCAGTATCCGCGCCCCGTGGCGCTGGCGATCTTTGGGCTGCCGTTCCTTCGTTCCTGTCGAAGCTCATTCCGCGTAGAGGGAGCTACCCGCAGCCGCCGCTTCCGACACAGTGAACTACACAGCACCAAACTCATTATACCACGCGGCGGCGGCGAGGTGCAAACCTCTTGTTGAACTCGATGAGCTTCTCGAGGAAGTGCTGTGCCTTTTTCAAATCTTGAAGCCCGCCCTTTTCGCGCCAGCGAAAGACATACTTCATGATCTGTGCTTCCATGTAGGGCACATCATTCGCAAGCACAAAATCCCAGTGCTGGATGGCTTTTTGATAGTGTTTGCCCCCCACTTGCCTCGCATTGGCCCTGTGGAGCGTTTTTGGCATGGTCAGGACGCGCTAGGACCGCTCGCAGCGGGCGGGGTGGGGCTACCCCCAAGGGGCGTTTTGGGCTTGCCTGGACCAAGTATCTCTTCCAAGCGCTCCCACATCTCCGGCGGCATCTTGGGCTTCAGCGTGGTCAAATACCTCGCGCCATTGTTAAAAATGTCGCCCATGAAACGGTTGCCCATTATGGATTCTTGGCTGGCGCGAGCGCAAAGCTCTGCCATGTCAGCTACTTTGAGCAGCAGCTTGTCTTCTTCGTTTAGAAGTTCGTAAGCTCCAAACTTCACTTGTTCGTTGATCTTTGCCTCCAGCGCCTCCAGTACTTCGCCGAAGTTTCCAATCCACTTGGTAGTAGCGGGAATATCTCCCGTGATGGACTCCAGGCCGTCGTGCTCCAGAATGGCAAGCAAGAGGTTATATCTCAAGGTCTCAGTAGGCCCGGCCAGATAAATTGCGATGACCATCACGCGGGCAGTGTGGTCTCCCACCGTTTGATCTTGAATGACCGGCGTAGTGTGAAAACGTCGAACATTGAAACTTCGGAATAGCACGGCTAGTTGATCAGCGGTCATTTTCTCTCCTAACTCTAAATGTGGACCATGCAGATGTAGCCATCCAACGGCGACCTAAAAGATCGCGCCAGTAGTAGACTGGTTGCTGAGATACAACATCTAAGAAGGCATAGCCTTCGCGTACCATAGGTCTGCCACCCAGTAGTTTTATCAACCAACGAAACCAAGCGGGGGTGGACATCATTTTCTCTCCAAGTAGCGTAGGCAGGACAGCCGCCAATCTGCAGCGGCGATCTTCTCAAAGTTGTGCGTGATCATGGGGACTGCTACTTCGCTGAAGAACGGCTCGCTGAAACCTTCGCGCGCCCCGCTTAGGAATTCTTGGCAATCAACGAGCCAGTTGCTTAGGGAACCGTTGTGCATGAGCTTGTAGGGCTGCACACCGAGGCCAAGATATGATTCGTAGTGCGGTGGATTCTCCAGGAACTTCCAATGCCGTTCGTAGATGTGGAGATTGTTGGTGAACTGATGCAGCGTGCCAATGTTCAGCTTTGCTGCGCTGGCGATAAGTTCGAGTAAGAATGAGAAGTGAACGATGTTCGAGCCAAGCGCACCCCACACTAGATCATTGGAGCGATTGCACACCGTCATGTTCAGTTCACCTTGAACATTACGGAGGTAGATGTGCGTGTTGCAAGGAAGATCTTTGGCTGGGATGCCCAAGTCCTCAGTAGGATCCCACATACCAATAACTATACGCCGCGACATGGAGTCATTCCTCAGCATCTTCACCGCGGTGAGAATCTGATCCATCTGGAAGTGCCTGCGCCAGCGAAACCCGTAAGCTCCGTGAATGTTGCCGTTCAATTCGGCATACTCATACATCCGGGGGTTGAACTGCGTCAACCACTTGGCATCTCTGCGCCCTGCCATCATCCACAGACATTCCATGAAGTGAAAGATAGGATTTTCTTTTCGCTCTCTGCAAAAGAGAACGCGCTCCGTGGGCATGTAAGAACTGAGCAGCACTGGAGATGTTGAAGTTCTTACGAGACCGTTCCGCGATTCCTCTACTGCACCCGCTCCGCGCATGAAGTACAGCGAATCGGTGAATAATTCGTTGACATTACGCCGCTTGATTTCCATCTTCTATCTCCTCAACCTCTAGGTTGTGTTCCGCTGCGAAGGCTCTAGCCGCTACCTCCGATGCAAAG